TTCTCGGACAACAGGTATTGCGCTGTGCCCGCCGTCAACGCCTGCGTAATTGTGGTACGGGTGAAGAAGTCCTCGCCTGCCCTCTGCAACCACTGTCCCGCACCGTTTAAGGCTGTGATTACGTCCTCCTGAATCTGAATGCTCGCCGTCGTAGGGTCGGTGATATTATCGACCCCCAACTTTGAAATCAGGTCCAGCGCGGCCTTATTGAGTGTGAGGGACATGGCTTCATGCAGGCACTAATTCCGGCTTCGGGCCAGTTTTCTTCTTCAAACGATGCGGTGCAAGGCGCTCCATGACATCCTCGGCTTCGGCCACGGTGATTTCGTTCCCAACCGAGGGAGGCAGAACGGCGGTTAGCGGCTGTTCGCCAAGCCCCGAGATGATCTTGACCTTCGGGTGCCATTGCATCCTGGCGTAGCGGGTGAGCGCGACTTCGGCCACCTTGTTGAACTCTGTCGCGTCGATCTCGCGGCCTTCCCATAGGTAGGCCCCGTGTGACTGGCTCCACTTGAACTCGAATCGGGTGTAACCCTGTACCATCGGGTTCCCGTCGAGATAGATGATGAATTTCATAACGTAGAGTGTCTTATGGCTTAATAGGCCCCCCTGACTTTCGCCAAGGGGGCCAGTAAGCTATCCGAACCCTACTTAGGTCACGGTGGGCAGGCCCAACTCCGGGTAGGAGATAGCGTGCGTCATATAGACGAAGCCGGGGTACTTGCCCGAGGTGTTCTTGCGGAGCTGCTGACCGAACACGGAGGTAATGTACTTGCGGGTCTCGAATCCACCGTCAACGAGCCACTGGCTGCGCTGATTGCGCATGGAACCATAGCCACGGAGCAGGAAGCCGGCGCCGAACATCACCGTTCCGCCGATGGGGGTGCCATAGGCGTTGCAAAGGATGATCGTAGCACCGATCGAGTGGTTCTCGTTGTGCCCAGGTCCGCCGTTGGCGGTTGACCAGACACCCGTGTTCCACGTGACGTTGCCGACTGTCGAAAGCGCCACCGGACCATTCTGCACTGCGGCAAGCCGCTGCGTGATCGTGATGGTGTTGCCGTTGTTGCCGGTCGTGTACTGGTACATTCCGACGCCCGGACCATACGGGTCGTTCGCGGAGTTGACCACGAGCAGGTAGCGGGCGGTCGAGGGGGCCGTGAAGCTCACCTGTCCACCGATGAAGGGGAACTGGTAGTTCGGGAAGAACCGGAAGTACTGGTAGGTCGTCAGCGCAGCGGCGGCGGCAGAGCCACCACCCGCGATGGCGAACGTCGCCGTACCTGCCGTGATGGCGGTTCCGAGGTAAGCCTTCGGGTTGAACACGGAGCCCACGACGGAGTAACCGTCAGCGTCCACCGGGTTGTACTCGCGGATCGAATGACCATCGAGTTCGGCGTAGCCGCCCGAGAACAGCGGATTCTCGTCCCACTTCTCACGGGGCGCGGCGTTCTGTAGGATGAGCTGGTAGTTCGGATCCTGCTTGAGCCCAAAGAGGCCCGGCGTGGTTCCGACGACGCAGTACTTGCGGACGGGCTGGCCCTTGACGGTGCCAACTTCGCACGGTGTCGCACCCTTCGGCTTGAGGGCTTGCCCCATCAGGAGGATGTCGTTGTACAGGAAGGCGTCAGCCGACTTCAACTGGTCAACGGACGACTTCTTGTTGGAGATCAGGTAGTTGTCGGTGTTACCGAGATACCCAATCGTGGCGAACACCATGGCGGACTTTTCACGGCCCATCCACTTGCCAAGCTCCTCGGCCTGGCCGTTCGCAAGCTCGCCCTGCATACCCATGTACTCGTCGGTGCGCTGCGTAATCGAGGTAGCGTTACGGACGAAATCCGCATCGACCTCGTTTGAGTTGATAACGTCCGTCTCGAAGTCGGCGGAGTTATTGAAAAGGTTGTCACCCTGCTTACCGGGACCGTAGTACCCGGCGCGGTTGGTGATACGGAACTTGAGGCCCTTGCCCACGCTCGTATCGTTGATGACCCAGATCGGGGATGTTTTCGAGGAACCCTCGAACTGCATCCAGAAGTCCTCGGCCTGCTCATAGACATCGACTGTCTTTTGCCACAGGATTCGGACGGAATTTGCGTCGAGCGCCGCGAGTGCGGTGCCGGTGTTGGGAGTACCTAATTGCCAGGACATGGTGGTGTGTGTTTAACTGAAACTGCTATGCCGGAATCCCTCCGGTGGGGGTGGCGGGCAATCGGTTCCTGCTGTCAGAAGTCACGCCTCCCCAGGCTTTTCATAACCTGTTGGAGTTCGTAAGGCGTTCTGGCTGCTGAAATTCGATCGACCACCGGGTTTGTTGCTGCGGCAGGTGCCGCCCTGCTTGCGCCGCTTGGAAGCATCCCCTTGGGAGCCGGCTTCTGCGCGGGTGCCACGGGCTTTGGGGCCGGCGTAGCTGTCCTTGTCCCCGGTTTGCGAGGCGCTATGTTGTTCTCCTTCGCCACCATCTGAGCGATGATGAGCGGCTTGTTCGGGTCGTTGTAGAGGGGATCACCAAGAGCCTGTAAGGACTCCTCGATTTCCACCATACGCTGGCCTAGCGGGCTACTCGGGTCTGCGGCGAACGGGTAAAATTGGGCGGCGCGGGTTTCGGATGCCGTGAAGGCAGTCTCGTATTCTGCGGCCTGTGTGAGCTGTTGCCGTTCTCCGTCGCGTTCCAGGGTCAACCGCTGACGGTCCAAAGCCCGTATCTGGTTGTTGATCTTGGCCGCTTCCTCGAAGTTAAGCGCCGTCAAGTTTTCCGCATATTTGGCCTCCAACTGACCGGAAAGAGTGTCTAGCTCGTTTATGGTCTGCGGGAGATCGGCTCGGCCTATCGGCTCGGGTTTGGCGGGTTCGGTCGTCTTGGGCTCGCTGGGTTTGACCCCTAGCTTGTCCTTGGCGGCTTGAAGCGCCTGTTCGAGCGTCCAGTCCTTGTTGCGGAGCTTGTAAGCTGCGGCGAGTCGCCCAACTTCGTCGTCCTTTTTGAGCCCAAGCCTTAGACGGGCATCCTCGCGGGTGGGAATGATCTCACCTTCAAGGTTTTCCGTTGTGGGCTCTGGCTCGGGGGATTCCGGGCTGGTCGGTGCCGCTGGAGTGGCTTCCGGTTCCGGTGCGGCCTCGGGGGTCGCTTCCGGTGCGGACGGATCCGTGGGGCTTGCCGTGGCATCGGGGGCCGGGGCTGTCGCCTCCGGGGCGTTACCATCGGCAGGCGGCGTGGGAGCCGGTGCCTGTGGCGGCTGCTTACGAAGGCTGTCCATGAGTTGCCTCAAGGCCAGCGGTGTGCTCGCAGAAGCCACGCTACTCGCAAATTGTGGGTTTATTGGCAAAGAACTGGTCTGTGCCGGTGAAGGCGCGACCGGACTAACAACTGGCGCTGCTACTGGAGCAGGAGCCGGGGCAGAACCCGCGACGGATGTTTCCATGGTTCGCTTTTCGTGCATTTTGCATGACGTGTCCATTGCATTTTGCACGATAAGCGCATTGGGGGCACCCGAATCTTGCAAAATGCACGACAACGGAAGAAAAGTCGGTTCACGCCATGGCTTACATTGACGGCAGAAACAGAAGCCCCGAGGTCGATTATCTCCCTGATTTGAGAATCAGGGTCACAAGGGTCTATGATGTGATCAATTCGGTGGGTAAGACGCCGCTTACCGCTGGCACGGCGATGTTTCTGCCTTGGGGAACCGCCGATGTCCAATGGACACAGGCACTTCTGATTAAGCAGGACTTGGGGGGGCAGACAGAGGAGGCCGAGCAGGACAAGAAACCGGCGCGGCTAACCCGCGTTTATGAGCAGCTTTCTCGCACCACAGAAACACAGGTTGGCGACCCGGAAATCAATATCGGGCAGGACGGGCTCTATACCATAGTCCTCAACTACATCCAGTACTCGGTGGCGGCGGCCGGCGGGCAGACATTCCTCACGGTCGGGGCATCGGGCATAAGTTCCCCATACCCGGCTGTCCTAAAGTTGGAGGAGCGCACGGACGACGGCACCCTGCAAAGGATCAAGCGGACGTACATTTCGGCGGGCGTAATCAGCAACGAAATCGAAACCAAGTACGACGGGGCTCTCAGCATTCAAACGACGGTAGCTGTAAACCAGACGCAATCCCCGCCCTCGAATTACACGCTGATTGACCTGAAAACGGACAACGTGAACGGGTTGCCGGTTTACACTTACAAATGGGCGAGCGGAAGCGGGCAAATCTCATCCCAGACCGAATACCGGCTGTCACCGGATCAGGGTGCGACGGGCGTAACGGTGGTAACGATCAAATACCTTAGTTACCCGAGCGTGGGTGCGAGCCCGATAACACCCCCAGGAGGCTCCGAGGAAATCAGCATCGAAATGTCGGAGCAGGACGGCTACCGCATATGGACGGGCATCTACGCCTCGGGACGTGGAACCATTTCCACGGAGGTTGTTGAGAAGTTCGACGGCAATCTGACCGAGACGACCATCACGGCGATCAATACAGCCCCGACAGGCAGCGGCACGCTGATTAAGACGGACGTGCGCAACGGCACGCGCTTCGAGGATGGCACCGTCATCTACGCCTACACTTGGGCGGTTGTTACGAACGGATCGACGGGTGCCCAGATCGGGATAGACACCGAATATCTCGAATCGGTCGATACCGGAACGCATGGGATAACGCGCACCACGATTCGTCAGATAGTTTCTCCGGGCTCCAGCATCCAACCCACCTCCTACGGAAGCACGGTGCTTGTGAAGAAGGAGGTCGCGGAGCTTGATGGCTACGACATTTGGACAACGGTTTGGGCCAAGGGGACCGGAACCGTCGATACAGAGGTGGAGATGCGCTTCGATAATCTTCTCCAGATCACGAAGATTGTGGCCATCGGCGCGGCACCGTCATCCCCGAGCCCG